TTTCCACAGACTAGAAACTCTGTGGGGAGATGGCTGGTATACGGAAGGAAACAATGCCAACACTGTCCGAGATGATCAACGAGGTGAGAACTAACCTACAGGGTTACTCACTCCGTCAGGATCGCATCACTTATGTAAATAACACTGCTGGTCTGACTACTACAAGTCTATCTATTGAAGTTGGCTCTACCGATAACCTTGCTAAAGGTTTGATTGAAATTGATGATGAACTAATCTGGATTGATTCTTTTAATAAAACCAACAACACACTCAACGTAATGGGTGCTCCGACAAACCCTATTGGTCGCGGCTTCCAAGGAACTACAGCATCACCTCACGCCAGATATGCACAGGTAACCCTAGCTCCAACCTTCCCAAGAGTATCTATCAAGAAGGCTATCAACGATACTATCAACTCTTATTTCCCTAAACTATGGGCAGTAAGTTCAACTACTTTTACTTTCAATGCTTCTCAGACTACATACGCTCTGCCAGATGATTTGGAATCAATCCTGTATATGTCTTGGCAGACTACAGGTTCTTCTCAAGAATGGCTCCCAATAAATCGTTGGAGAGCAGACCCAATGGCAAGTTCAGCAACCTTTAACACTAACAATACGGTGAACATCTATGAAAACATACAACCTGGTCGTACCGTTCAGGTCTGGTACACAACAACAGCCAATACCCTTGATGCTGGTACCGATGACTATGCTGACGTTACTGGTCTACCTGATAGCACTGTTGATGTCACTATACTCGGTGCTTGCTACAAACTTCTCTCTTTCCTTGACGCTGGTCGTATAAATCTATCCAGCGCTGAGGCTGACCTCAATGACACCAAGAACCCATACAACTCTGGTGCATCTGCTTCTCGTTATGTCTTTGCTTTATATCAACAGCGACTACAGGAGGAAGCATTGAAGTTAGCTGACAAGTATCCAATTCGTATCCACTATACCCGTTGATGAAAAAACTAAGATGCTCCTCTTGTAAAGAGGAAAAAACTTCAGACAAGTTCTATAAAAACAAATCTACAAAAACTGGATATAGTAATCAATGTCAAGAATGTAGAAAAAAATGGAAACCTTCGGAAGAACAAAAAGAACGCTACAACGAAAGAACTAGAAACTGGAATAGGAAGAAACTATCTGGATTTACTAGAGAAGATTTTGATAACAAACTAATAGAACAAGATTACAAATGTGCAATATGTAATACCGATGACCCTGGTGCTACAAATTGGCACGCAGACCATAATCATAAAACTGGACAAAAAAGAGGAATCCTGTGTCATAAATGTAACACAGGGTTAGGGCTGTTGAAGGATGATGTGGAAATCCTTTGTGCAGCAATAGAATATCTCCACCACTATACCAAGTAAGGAAGGCCCGTGACCAGACAGTACTCGTCAATTAGCGTTGAGACGACTCTTGCCTCAACAATATCTAATAGCGCCACAACAATGACTGTGGCATCAGGAACTGGCTCTGCCCTACTAGGTGGAGTTACATTAGCAGCAGGTAACGTAGACCAGTTCACCGTTGCTCTTGACCCTGATACCACTAACGAAGAAATCGTATTTATCACAGCATCATCAAGTGATACCTTTACAATCGTAAGAGCTAGAGCTGGAACATCTGGTGTGCAACACTCAGCAGGTGCAACAGTCAAGCACGTTCTAACCAGCGATGATCTTAATGCTTTCAAAGCATCAATCTCGCCTGTAACAAACTTAGGCTTTGCTGGTTCTACCTCTGGTAGCACAACAGTCCAAGCAACAGCAGTAGCAGGAACTACAACGCTAACCCTGCCTGCAGCGACAGATACCTTGGTTGGTAAGGCAACAACAGATACGCTCACTAACAAGACGCTAACCAGCCCAACTCTTAATACGCCTACTATCAATGATGCTAGGCAGAACTTAACTCTTAATGCCCAGACTGGAACTACATATACCTTGGTGCTGACTGATAATGGTCGCCTAGTAACCTTGAGTAATGCTGCAGCCATAACGCTGACTGTGCCGCTAAACTCATCCGTTGCATACGCCACTGGCGCAATTATTAACATTCAACAAATTGGAGCAGGGCAAGTAACTATTCAAGGAGCAGCAGGTGTGACTATCACATCTACAGGAGCAACTGCTACTACGCCTAAGACCAGAGCGCAGTACTCAGCAGCAAGCATTATCAAGACTGATACAGATTCCTGGACAGTAATAGGAGACATTGCCTAATGCCAACATATAAAGTTTTAGCACAGAGCGCACCTAGCGCTGCAACTGCCACAACTCTTTATACAGCAACCAATGCCACCATAGTATCTACGCTAAATGTAGCCAATACTGGTGGAGCTGCAGATACCATTAGAGTGGCTGTAAGACCAGCAGGAGCAACTCTTGCAAATCAGCACTATATTGCTTATGGAGTTCAGGTTCCTAGCGGATCTCTACTAGCAATTACCGTTGGAATTACCTTAGCAAATACAGATGTAATAACAGTTTATTCAACTACAGGCACATCATCCTTTAGTGCCTTTGGAAGTGAGGGTAACTAATGGCAGTTAATCTAGTAGGCGGAACTACATCTGCCAGTGCTGCATTAGCATTTAATGCACAGACAGGTACTACATATACCTTTGTCTTGGCAGATGCTGATAACAAGTTGGTCACAGCAAGCAACGCCTCTGCTCAGACTTACTCAATCCCAACTAATGCTTCAGTAGCATTTCCTATTGGAACTCAGTTAAACATCATTCAGATTGGTGCTGGTCAAGTAACTGTAAATGCAGTCACTTCTGGTACTACAACGATTGTATCTACTGGTGCTACTGCTGCCTCACCTAAGTGTAGAGCACAGTATTCAGCAATGACATTGATCAAGCGCGATACCGATTCTTGGTATGCGGTAGGAGATATTGCGTAATGACACCTATTCTTGGTATTTGGGCTTCTCAAAACTATCTTCGCGGTATTAGCGTTGACTACCTTGTTGTTGCTGGTGGTGGCGGAGGTGGGCAAGGAATTTCAGGAAACGGCGAAGGAGGCGGTGGTGGAGCAGGTGGACTTCGCTCTACGGTTACTACAACTGGTGGTGGAGGTTCTTTAGAATCTGCTTTATCTCTTGCACTAAACACTTCTTATACAGTCACAGTTGGTGCTGGCGGTGCTGCTGGCGCTAATGGTTCCAATTCCGTTTTTTCTACAATCACTTCAACTGGCGGTGGTCGTGGCGGAACACAAGCAACTGCTCCTGGCGTTGGTGGCTCTGGTGGTGGTGGTTACGGCAGAGATGCTACAAATAATACTGGTGCGGCAGGCACTGCTAATCAAGGTTTTGCAGGTGAATCAGGAATTTCATTTACATCAGGCGGTGGTGGTGGTGCTGGTGAAATAGGTGGAACGGATGCTACAAGAGCAGGTGGTGATGGTGTAGCCGTATCCATTACAGGAAGTTCTGTTACCTACGCAGGTGGCGGTGGTGGAACAACTGGAGGAAATACTGGCGGCGCTGGAGGAGATGGTGGCGGAGGTGCTGGTGATTCAGGTGGTGGACCTGGTGCAGGAACTGCTAACACAGGTGGTGCGGGAGGCGGAGGTCGTTCTCCTGCTTCTACAAATGGCGGCGCAGGTGGCTCAGGCGTAGTCATTGCTCGCGTTTTAACTTCCGCAGTCCCATCTGGTTATTATGTAACAGGTGGAACTCAAACTACTTCTGGATCTTACACAATTCATACATTCAATTCTTCAGGAACATTTAGAGTTGGTGAGCCTAAAGCAACAGGTGGAACAATAACTGCTGTAAATGTTTCGGGAACTTGGTATTTTGTTCACACATTTACATCATCAGGAACATTTACTCCAACACAAAGTCTAACTGCTGACTACTTAGTAGTTGCTGGTGGCGGTGGTGGTGGTGGAGCGCAAGGGCCACAGGTCGGTTTTGCTGCAGGAGGTGGAGGCGGTGCAGGAGGTCTTCGTTCAACGGTAACCGCAACAGGAGGCGGAGGTTCTTTAGAATCTGCTCTATCTCTAACTGCTCAGGCTTATACAGTCACTGTCGGCGCTGGTGGTGCTGGAGTTGTTGGCACAACAAACAATGGCTCTAATGGAAATAACTCAGTATTTTCAACGATTACTGCTACTGCTGGCGGCGGTGGTGGTTCTTCTAATTCAAGTGGCGCGGTAAATGGATTAACTGGTGGTTCAGGCGGTGCAGGTGCAGGTAGAGGTGTATCTATTGGTGGCGCAGGAACTGCTAATCAAGGTTATGCAGGCGGTGGTGCGCCAGGTAACAATGGCCCTGCGCCAGGAGGCGGCGGTGCAAACGCTGTTGGTGTAGATGCAACTACTACTGTTTCAGGAAATGGTGGGGCTGGTGTAGCAACTTCCATTAGTGGTTCTTCTGTAACTTACGCTGGTGGTGGTGGCGGAGGTCAATACGAAAGTAAGACTAAAGGTTTAGGTGGTTCAGGTGGTGGTGGTGATGGCGGTAATGATATTACTGCTGCCACAGGCAGCACTGGAGTTGCTGGGACCGCTAATACTGGTGGAGGTGGTGGCGGTGGTGGAGGAACTGCTTATAACACCGCAACGACAACAGGCGGCAACGGCGGTTCTGGTATCGTTATCGTACGATACGCAGCCTAGAAAGGGCAACTATGTCAAAAGAAAAAGATACTGGAACACTTGCTACACACGCCTATACCTATGAAGTAATGATGGTTGTGCAGATTCTTGCCGAAGATGAAAAAGAAGCTAGGAACAGATTGGATAACCAAGGCGGTTATGTAACCTCTCGTAAGGTTAATTTGAAAGATTCTATTCCATTATTCAACGGGAAAGATAAGGAAAACTAATGGCACATTTTGCAGAAATCGGAAGTGACAACACAGTACTCCGTGTCATTGTTGCTGATACCAAAGAATGGTGTGAGAACAATCTAGGCGGAACTTGGGTTCAAACTTCCTACAACACAATAGGAAATCAACATCCAGAAGGAAGACCATTGCATAAGAACTATGCAGGAGTTGGATATAACTGGGATGGCATAGGTTTTTATGCACCACAGCCATTCCCATCTTGGTCTAAGAATGAAGATACGTATATCTGGGAAGCACCAGTTGCATATCCGTCTGATGGCAAGATTTATACTTGGAATGAAACAGATCAGAAGTGGGACGAAAAAGAACCCTTAGCATAAGGAGTAAACCTTGGCACCTTATGGTGACGATATCACAGAGGGTATTCCCTATACCCTTTCTAACCCTGCTGGCTCTACTAATTTTCAAGCTACAGGTGTTGCCTACGATATAGCCATCAACGGCTTGCCATTCTTTCTGGCTGCCAGTGATGACTCACCCTATCGCCGTGTAACGGCGCAGTATCGTAAGCAACAATATGACCAGACCCGTGAGGCTGGTGAGCAGTCTCTAACTGGTTGGTGGTTTAGAAGCCAGTCATCATTTCATCTAGGTGCTGGCATTAAATACTTTGAACCTGCTCAGGATGAATCACTACGCTTCCAATACACAGAGTCCAAGGGATTAGATGTCTGGACTAAAGGACAGGCTACCCTACTAAATACCACAGTCAGGGCTTTATCTAGCGCTAATGACACAATCATTATTGGTGCTAATGATGGAACTAATGACTGTTTAGTTGTAGCAGATGGCTCTGATTTGAAGAAGATTACGATGAGTAGTGATACTCCTACCTCATCTACTTATACCCAAGCAGGAACTGCATCTACAATCCTTGACCTGACCACAGATGGAATCAGATACTGGTTTATCAATGGAACTCACGTCCATAGAGGTGCTATTACTTCAGGCAGTTCTACTGAAATCTATAATGCTTCATCTACAACCAGCGCCAGAATTAAATACATCAAGCAGCGCCTAATTGCTACTATCAATAATAAAGTTTATGAATTAAGTGCTACTCATACTGGCGGTGGAGCTTTACCTGCAGACCACTATACCCATCCGCAGACTGACTGGACTTGGACTACTATCTCAGAAGGTCCTAATGCTATCTACATAGGTGGCTATAGTCGTAAAAACTCATCTGTCTATAAGATGACTTTAGATTTAGCAAATGCCAACGCTCTTGGATTTCCAGAGTTAAGCGTTCCTTCGGTAGTAATAGACCTACCTGAAGGTGAAATTATCAATACCTTTGATACCTACCTTGGTACCTACGCGGTGCTATGCACCAATAAAGGTGTGCGAGTAGGAGTTCTAGGTGCTGATGGCGATGTCTCTTATGGACCGCTACTGTTTGAAACAGAGTGTACCGATGTTGTATTCAGGGATAAGTTTGCTTATGTATCTACCAAGCAGGGAAGTGAATCAGGCCTAGTCCGTATTGACCTATCACAGCCAGTAGTTCCTAACAGCTTAGTCTTTGCTTATGCTTGGGATGTATACGCCTCTGGCGAAACTACTCTTACTAACTCAACAGCCTTTCTTGGTGGCACAGATCGTGTAGCATTTAGCGTTCCAGGCGATGGAGTATGGATTGAATCATACGGAGTCAAGGTTGCATCTGGCTATCTAAAGACTGGCTTTATCCGCTATAACACTCTTGAAGGTAAGTTATTCAAACTACTTACCCCGCGTATTGATACTACCAATGGTAGTTTAAGTATCTCATCTATTGGCTATGACTATACTGAATATGTAATCGGTTCTTTTGCTGAAGAATCTACCGTCTCTGAGATTGGTGTTCCTTATCCGCAAGGACCTCAGGAGTATCTGGCCTTTAAGTTTACATTAAACCGTGATGCTCAAGACAGCACTCTTGGACCACTATTTACTGGTTATCAACTCAAGTCTTTACCAGCAGTTCCTCGTCAGAGGCTAATTCAATATCCGCTATTCTGCTTTGACCACGAGAGCGATAAGTTCGGTGTGGAAGTAGGCTACGAAGGTTCCTCTTGGGATCGTATGCAGCAACTAGAAGCAGTAGAAAATGCAGGCGATACCATCC